TCGTTGTTCTTGAATCCCAGCGCCATCTTGTTGAAGACCACGTTGGGCAGCAGGATGCCGGCGAGGCCGCCGATCGGGCTGGAGCTGTAGTTCTCGAACAGGGCGAGCTGGAAGTAGGTGTTCGTGCCCATGAGCTGGTTCTGCAGCGAGACGGTGACGCCGGTGGCGGCCACGGTCCAGCTGTAGTTGAGACTCATCAGGTGCGCGGAGTCGGCGGCGGCGAAGGTGTAGACGCCGGTCGTGGTGACCACCGAATACTGGCCGGTGACCGGGCCGGAGGCGACCCAGGTGAGCCACTTCTGGGCGGTGTTGTCCCAGACGCCCAGGTCCTGCTTGTAGGTGGCGCCATGGACCGCGGTGATGCTGTTCGCGGTGGGAGCGGCCGGACCTTCCAGGTAGACGCCCTGGACGTTGCCCGCGGCCGTGGTGGCGCCGCTGGTGAGCTGGGCCATCAGGAGGCTGTTCAGGGTGGCGAAGGTCGCCTTCCCGGTGAGCTTGCCCTCGGCCTTGGCGATGTCCAAGGGGAACTGGCTGGAGCCGATTAGGCTCTTGGTGGTGTAGCTGATGTCGATGCTGACGTCCTTCAGGACGCCGATGGGGATGGGCTGGGAACCCACGATGGCCGTTAGGAAGCCCACCCCGAAGTTGACGATCTGGCCCATGGCAGGGTCCTCCTAGAAGAGGCTCAGGATCTTGGAGCGCAGGGTCTCCTTGAGGTCGCTGAGCGTGTTGTGGATGGCGGTGGGGACCTTGATGGAGACGTTCTGCACCACGTCGTTCCAGAAGGCGTCGATGTGGGCGCTGGCGGCCTCGGCCTTGGACTGGGCCTCGGTGAGGACCGCCTTGACCTCGGCTTCGGCCTGGGCCGGCAGGGCGGCGATCGCGGCCTCCGCCTCCTTCACGTCGGCCTCGAGGCGCTCGGCCAGGGACGGCTCGGCCGGCGGAGCGGGCTCGGAGACAACCACTTCGGCCGGGGCTTCTGCAGGCGCGGCGGTTTCCGGGGCGATCTGGGGATCCTGGATTTCTTCGGACATGGCGTCTCCTTCAGACGAATTCAATTTCGATGGGGATGATGGCGATGGCCTGGGGTCCGAGGACGCCCTCGTCGGTCTCGATGGCGCCGGAGATCCAGGCGTGCTGCACGCGCCCGGTCAGGTCGCCCAGGACCTGCTTGCGACTCGCGCCTGGCGGCCCGCTGATGGACGGCTTCAGGGCGATCTCCAGGGCGTCGACGATGGGATTCAGGAGCGTAGAGGGGGAGCAGGTCTGGTCGCCGTTGTAGGCGTAGAGGTAGATCTTGTAGTCGTAGCGCCAGACGGAGGGGAGCCCGCTGGCGTCCTGGAGGGGGGTCTGGTTGCCCTCGGCCAGGAAGGCGGCCGGCTGGCTGGCCGGGGCCACTTCGGACCAGTGCAGCAGCCGCCGGGAGGAGGTTTGGAGCCCGGGGAGGGCCTGGACCAGGGAGAACAGGGCGGCCGCGAGGCCCTCGCGGGTGAGGGTCGGCTGGCTCATTTGAGGCACCCCATGATGGCGGCGGCCAGGTCGGCGCGGATCTCCGGACCCAGTTCGTTGAGGGCGGAGCGCAAGAAGGACCGCTCAGGGAGTTTGATGTGTTGCATCCGCTGGAATTCCCCTACATGGGCGATTCCTTCGGCCGAGAGTTTGACCATGCTGACCGCGCCCTGGAGGGAGAAATACTTGCCCTTCTTCATGGTGTAGACGTTGCGGGACTTGCACTTGCGGACGAAGGCATGGACCGTGCACTGCTTGATCATGTCCACCCCGAACTCATGGGCGGCGGCATAGACCACGTTGGTGCCGACCACGCCCGAGACCAAGCCGGCCCCTTCCTCGACGACCCGGGAGGTGATCGAGCGCCGGAGCCTGCCGGTCTGGACATGCAGTGGGTCGCCGCTCAGCTTCGAGGTCTTCACGTAGCCCATCAGCATCACGGCCAGGTTGCGGACCTCGGTCTTGACCACTTCGTGGACGTTGCTGCCGGCCTGCTCCATGAAGGAGACGACCCGTTCCACTCCGAGGAGCTGCGCGATCACCATGGCACGTTCTTCTTGTATTTGTTGAGGGTGTACATGGCATCCTTGGGCGCCATGGAGTTGTCGTAGGAGGTGCTCTGGCCGGCCATCCCTTCGGAGTTCTTGCCGATCCGGGTCCTACCCTTGAAGCGCAGCGCGACGGTTTCAACTACGGCGAACTGCAACTCCATGGGCAGGCCGGTGATCGCGCTCACAGACCAGACGTACGGGTATCCGGCCGTGTATGTGATCAACACGTTCTTCCGGCCCGCGCAGAACTGGCCTCCGATGATCGAGATGCTGCGGTCATCGGCGAGCCAGCCGCTGCTCTGGCCGTCGGAGGGGAGGACGGGGTTGCCGTCGATCGAGACGGAGAGGATGGAGACCACCGGGCCTTCCGGCAGGGGCAAGGTGTCCCCGCCGTGGCCGTCGGTCATCCAGTTGTAGGTGAGGATCCCACTGAGGTTGCGCTCGCAGTAACTCTGCACCCAGGCCGACACCTGGGTGATCAATGCCCCCAGCACACCAGCCGATTGGCTGGTGGCATCGCCCAGGTAGGTCTGGACATCGGTCAGGGTGCAGAGGTCTCCGGCGGGCATGGAATCAGCCGTTGGCGATGTTGGAAATGACGCCCATGCCGGCGGGCAGGTAGGTCGCCAGGGTCTCCTCGGCGTAGATGCCGACGTCGCGGGTGCGGCTCACCTGGGGCCAGAAGGTCTGCACGTAGTCCTTGCGGATGTGCATCTCGGCCACATTGGGGGTCTCGTTGCTCTGGTACTGCGAGGGCAGGTTCTCGCACCAGGCCATGATCGTGCCGGGCGGGACGTTGGGGTGCAGTACGAAGGGGATGACCAGGCCGCCGTGCCCGGCGGTGAAGGGGTTGAAGTAGCCGGACACCTGGCCGTTGGCGACCACGGCGTAGGGGTCCGGATTCTGGGTCATCAGCAGCGGGGCGGCGCTGGTGTTCATCACCTTGTTGGTGATGTTCTGGAGTTCCTGGCTGTTGACCAGCATGACGGTCGGGCTCAGGCGGGACTTGTCCCACATGGTCTTCAGCATCACGTCGATCTCGAGGACGTTCCGGCGGCCGCCGGCGGTCAGGACGGTGCCGGTGCCCGCGGTGCCGGTGGCCAGCGCATTGACGTAGGCGCCGGATCCGGACGCGAGGGCGGCGTAGAGCAGGCCGTCCCAGGCGGTGTTGACGTTGCGGCTGCAGTCCGCGGTGATCGTGGAGTTGAGCTGCCCGGTGCCCGCCAGCGGCAGGGTGACCAGGATGCTGTTGGTGGTGGTGATGTACTCCAGCCGGGTGACGCCCCCGCCGGCAGTCCCGACGATGAACCAGGCGTAGGCGACCGCGCCGTTGATGGCGGGAACCGTCAGGCCCAGCCCCTGGCCCAGGGTGATCGCCTGGGTCTTGGTGCCGGAGATCTGCGAGCTGCCACCGTTGACGGTGTAGGTCTTGGAGTCCGCGCCGGTCACGGTCACGGCCTGCTGGATGGTCTGGCCCGAGGCGGCCCCAACCACGCCGCCGGCGGCGATCCAGCCCTCGAGGGTGAGCGCGACGACCTGGATGGAGTAGGTGTCGGTCGGGAGGGTGGCGCCGGAGGTGGCGGGCGCGGTGGAGACGATGGTGCCGGGGGTGCCCAGGGCGGTCGAGGCGTTGCCGCCCAGGATGCCGAACTCCTCCTTGATCATGCAGCCCTGGAGCAGCCGCATGGTCATGGTGGACATCAGATCCTCAAAGCCCACGGCGGCGTTGATCGCCTCCTCGTTGATGTTGTCTTCCTCGCCGATCGTCCGGTAGCTGGCGGCCTTGTCGATGGCGCTGTAGTTCATGCGCCCCGACCGCTGGCCTTCAGGCAGCCAGCCCATGGAGGTGACGCCCGAGCCGGTCAGGCCGAAGATGGCCTTCCAGTTCGTGGCGCGGCCGCCGTGGCCCATGACCCGGGGGATCCGGTTGCGCAGGGGGGTGATGACCGGGTACAGGTTCTTCGAGGGAGCCTGGAGGTCGTAGTTGACGATGTTGCTGGTGGTGGTGAGGGCCTTCTGCAGAGCGTTCTCGCTCATCCCCTTGGCCACCTCAGCCTGAAGCTTCCGGAGGGTCTCCTGGATGCTCATGGTGTAGTTCTCCTTTCCACTGGTGAAGTGGGTAAAAGGGGCCGACTACCGGCCGCCCGTCTTGTGGGTGAAAGTGATGAGCGCCTTGGCCTTTTCCGGGCCGTCGGGCATCTCGTTGATCTTGCGGAGCTCGTCGTCCAGCGACTGGGTCTTCTCGATCCCGTTGAGGGTGATTTCGTCAGCCTTGTCCAGGAAGGCCAACAGGACACCACGGGCCGGTTCGGGCAGGTTGCCCAGCTTGTCGACCTCGGCCTGCAGGGTGGCGATGGTGCCGTCCCGCTTCGCCAACTCGGCCTCCAGGGTGGCGACCTTGGCGAGGGCCTCGGTCGCTTCGCCCTGGAGCTTGGTGAACTCGGCGGTGTCGGCGTTCTCGACTTTGTCAGGCCCGGCCCAGCATTTCGCCAGCTCGCCCAGGGCCGCCTTGAGGTTCTCCATGTGGTCGCAGGCGACCTGGTGCTTCTCGGCCAGGTCCTTCTGGGTGGCGGCGCTGAACTTGGCGCCGGCCTTCGCCAGTTCGAGGCCCAGTCCCGCGGCGAGCTGCAGGACCTCGGGCTCGGTCGGAGCCGGGGGCGCCGGGATGTAGGTCATCAGCTCGGCGGTCTCCTCGGCGCTCATGGCCGTGAAGGTGCTGATCAGGGAGGCGAGGCAGTTCCGGAGCTGGGCGGGGACCTTGGAGGCGTCGCCCTCATGCTCGGCCTCGTAGACCGAATGGGTGCACATCCAGGACAGCCACTGGATCATGCTGGCGAGGTCGGCCACGGTGCCCATGCCCTTGCGCAGCTCGCCGATGGTCTCGGCGGTCTTAAAGAACGGTTCCGGCACCGGATCCTTGAAGGCGACCTGCTCCAGCACGCCGTCGGCCTTGACCACGTCGAAGAATTTGGCCGTGGGCACGCAGGGACTGTCGACGATGGAGATCTCCGCCGGGTCCGCGGTAAAGCGCACCGCGTCCTTGTTGGCCGGGTCGGACCACTTCTTGACGTAGGAGCCGCCGATGGAGAACCCGGTGTAGCAGCCCTCCTCGACCTTCTCCCACTCGTTGTCGTCGACGATCTTGGTGCCGATGTCGATAGCCTTCTCGGCGGCGTTGAAGTCGATGCTGATGCACTTCCCGGCGGTGACCTTGCCGTGCATGGCCCGGATATTTCCCAGGCTCTTGCCGTCGGTGTCCTTGGCGAAGCCCTCGGACCACGCCTTGAAATAGGGCACGCTGGACTCAAAGTCGAAGATCTCACCGGACTTGTCGACCACTTCCTGGGTGGCCCGGCCCCACACTTCGCGCTTGGCGACATCGACCTTGGTGATTTGGGCAAAAATGCGCATTTCAGTCCTCCTTTTCGGGGATCACGGGGGCCACGTCGCAGCGGCAGTTGGGGTGCGCGGGGGGCATCTCCCCGTCAACGGAGATGGTTTTGCCGTCCAGGGCCTCGCACTCGTCGCAGGGGGCGGTGTCGGCGGCAAGCCACACGAGCTTCTCGATCCCGGCCTCGCGGTAGAGCGCCAGGTTGCCCTGGACATCGGCGAAAGCAGTTTCGGGGCGGGCGATGACTTCGGCCCTGCTGGCGCTGAAGGACCAGGAGTCGGAGATCTTCTCGGCGAGCTGGTCGTTGCTCCAGCCCTCCTGCAGGGCCTGGGTGACGATTCCCTGGAGGTCGTTCTTGGTGGCGTCCTCGAAGTCGGTGATCAGGTCTCCGGCGTGGTCGATGGCCCAGTCGATGCCCTTCTGATTGGCCAGGTTGACCATGGCGTCGTTGGCGTCCTTCGAGAGCTGCTCGGCGGCGGCCAGGACGCCCTTCTGGTAGGTGTCCAGGCCCTCGTCCTGCAGGTAGCCGCCCAGGGCGTCGAACTGCGCCTTGGTGATCAGGTTCACGATCTTCTTGGCCTGGGAGGCGTCGTCCTTGCCGATGGCGCCGTAGGCGGATACCAGGATGGGGGCGATCGTCTTGGAAAGGCCATGCAACCGCTTGGAGACGCCCAGGGCGACCCGGGTCTCCTGCTTGAGCATCTCCGGACGCTCCCGCCGGCTGAGCATGGCCTTGTGCAGCTTGGCCGCCGGGGGCTTCGCGCCGGCCTTGGGCGGCGGGGCGCCGATGCTGGGCGGCTTCTCGCCCCCAGGCTTTTCGCCTGGAGCCCCGCCACCGGGAGCCATCGGCGGCGGGGCAGGCTTACGGGCTTCCAGTTCCTCGGGAGAAAGGGGCTGCAGCCCGCGGCCGTCTCGGCATTCGTTGATGTCGCGGATCCCGTTGTGCACGTCCAGGTCGTCGATCTGAGCCTGGATCAGGGGCTGAATCGCCTTCTCCTCCTCCGGGATGATCTCAAGGTCATCGGACTTCCAGAGGTCGGCGCAGATGATCCGGGTGAGCTGCTTGGAGACGAAGTCGAGGATTGGCCGGGTGCCCTCGGACTTCGCGGCCTCCTGCTGGGTCTCGTCCTTGCCGCGGTTCTGCTCCTTGATGAGCTGGGAGGGGGAGACGCTGAAGGCGTAGCAGATCAGGCGGCTCAGGTAGTCGTCGTATTCGTCCTTGAGTGCGGCTTCCTTGAGGTTGTGGAGCTGCGATCCGTTGGGGATCACCATGGCCTTGCGGCGCTCCTCCAGGTTGCCGCTCAGCAGGTCGTTCCACCACTGGCGGAAGACCTTGAGCTGCTCCATGGTGGCGTTCGGCGGTCCTTCGAGGATGGTGTCGGGCAG